TTGACGCGAACTCTATCCAAACACCTTGAGCGTCAGCAGGTGATAAGCTAGCTGGCCCAGCTTGGTCTACGTTATCATCAACGAAGGTAATGCCAGCTGGAGCAGTTACACGATTCGCAATGGTCGCTGAATCGTTCTTCGATGTAGAAACTCCTTGTCTTATCCTAGTCTGTGGGTCTGCTGTGAGTCTAAAAACAGGAGTCTCAGCTACGAAACCGCCGCCGTTGTTGTTATACCAGAACACCTTGTCGTATCTCGTAACTCCAGCAACAGCAGAAACAGAATTAGCAAACAGTGACGACTCCTTCGTGTATAATGGCCCAACTGTTGCCATCGTCACAGGCGTAGTAGACCTGAACGTTGCTGTTCCACTAGGGGAAGGAGAGACCTGCGCCCATAGTATCCTAAGCGTATTGTTGTTAGCTGATGGATACGTTATCGTAATTGGAGTCGTACCATTCAGAGTCACACCATTAGAGGTCTCAATTACTCCACTAGGGTGGCGCGCTCTGATCGTAGCAGTTTGCGTCGTGTCGCCAGCGTTACTTGATAACACCTGACAGGCCCCAAGAGTATCAGACTGAGCAACTATGGCTCCTACTCTACCAGTTCCCACAGCTCCACCACCCATAGAAACATCATCTTCTACAAAGTTGGCGCATGGCAACAGTAGAAAGTCTGCTGCGATAATACTCATTCGCTCACCGGGAAGATGGGTGAACGAAACGAAATCATCTGATCACACTTGGGACACGGCTCTAGATGGTCAGCGCCATCAAATGGGAACTGAACAATTACGTCGTTGAAATCAGCTCCGCACGGCTCTCTAAGAATCGAGTCCATGAGCGCCAGATCGTAACCCTTCTCCTGTCCACCAACGACGCCAACAGCTTCACGCATCTTTGCGTATTCAGCTTCCACACCTGGCTTCTTAGGCCCCTTACACCAGCGCCCAACAGCTCGCACAACGAACTCTGCTTCCTCTCTAGTAACAGTCCCATTGGCGTATACCCTCGCCATAATCTCGTCAACTTGCGCTCTGATTTCGTCGGGCGTCATACAGTCGTCCCTGAGAGTTGAACGGTGAATGTTGTTTTGTGTGCAGGGTCGCTGGCTGGCAAATTCTCCTCAATCCAAACACCAATCTTCGACCCAGCCGCAAGCCCTGTATTAGCAACACCAGTGATGTCCTGAGCTACGTTGTCATCAACGAACGTTACACCACCAGGAGCCGTTGTACGGTTTGCGATAGTTACCGTGTCGTCAACTGTCGTTGCCGAGCCAATGCGAATACGGGCATCGGGGTCAGCAGTTAACTTGAGCTGCGCCGAATTCAAGGTGAGTGAAGCGTTGGTATTCTTCCAGAACATCTTATCGTAGCGAATGACGATGCCAGCCGCCGACGCAGAGCGAATAAAGAACGCGCTAGCACCAGTTTCACCAATTGGGATAGTGTAGCGGGTCGTACCACCAGCACCTTGACGAACTGTTATCGTTCCTACGGCGACGGTGTTCCCATCAAAGCCAAGGATGCGTTCGTAAGTGTTAACGGAGACTTTCTCAGTAACGCCTGTAAGTACCAAGTTCTCAGTAGTGTACGCTCCCGATGCAACGCGCCCCTTGATTGCTATCGTCTGTGTGTCGCCAGCAGCGGTTGATTGGAATGTTATCGTCGCGGCTGCTGACCATTGAGTGAAGCCAGGCCTCACACCCTTGTTGTTAGCAGCGGCAGCAGACGTGTCGCTTATCGCTCCACCAGCCGTCGTCACGTCGTCAGTAACACGGTTGATAGACAGATACGGGAGCAGTTCAGTCGTCAAGATGGACATTCTTTATCCTCGTTTACGTTTTGGTGGTGACACAGCAAGTTGAATTTCGCCTACGATTGCAGTTGTCTGATTATCTATCTTGTGTCGAATGTCCTTTGCTAAGTCCTTCACGCTTTCAATCGTAGGCAGATGCTCTAGACGCTCTGAAATCTTTGCCAGCGTTATAGCTGTGCTATTAAGCACCGTCGCCATCGTAGTCATTTGCGTAGTGATTTGCTCGAGGCTTCGCTCTGTGTTCACTTGAGACTCGATGGATGCCCGTGCATCGCCAGGATTAGACGCTTGCCCACCATTCTTTGCAGCTCTAATCCACAGACCACCACGAACACCAGCAACGAATATCGTGGCTAGGCCAACCATCCACGCAGGCAACTTAAGGAAACTCAAGTCGGGCGCAACAGCTTGGAGAAGTATCACAATGCACCATCATAGCCCTTAACCTCAAGGCCAGCGGTGTGCATATCACTCTTTTCCTTTGTGTCCGTTGGTTTGATAACAACTTCACCTTGAAACGAGCGCATGGAGCGTGCCCGAGCATAATCCAAGTTTTTCAAGTGCCCTCTCCATACTGCACCGAATAACAAGTTCTCGTGCCAAGACTGAGGCAAAGGAACGCTCGTATTCGAGCTGCTTAAGTCAGCGAGAGTGGTCCAATACTTTATAGTTATCGTGTAGATGCCATCCGGCGTTGGATACAAGCGAATCGCGTCTTGCTCACGTAAGTACGCGAATGGCTTAGCCTGCGCGTCTGCCCGGTTTATGTACTTCTGCTCGTAAACATAACTGTCAATGTGATCGAGTGGGTCGTGTTGCTTCGAGTTCAAGTCCTCGATGGATAACTGTTGAATGGCCTCGAATGGAGTCGGGCCTTTGTAGAATCGTGTTCCACTTACCGTACTAAACGTCGCTGTGACTTCTTTCTCTCGAAATGGAAACTTGTCAAGAATTTCCCAGTAGGAGCGGTTAAGAAGCAAATCCGCCGCTGTGTCTGGCAGGTCTGTGTCGTCCACTCCCAAGTGGTCTCTAAGCTCGCTACGCAACGATGATAAGTCTATCGTCATGAAACCTCTTTCGCATCAACGGTGATACACTCTTCGCTCCCTACACTCACCACCTCAACTGTCACGAAACATGGCCCCTCTACTCTTACAGGTGTTCCGTTCATGTCGTAAAGCACCTGCCCGCGCTGCGGAAAGTCAGCCACGAGACGTAATATCGTATCCTTTACTCCTCGTGCGCTGACTTCCCACAGAGCGTCGCCTAAACGACACTTCGGACCCTTCGTTACGTTTTGAGGTCTTGCACCGGCTAAGAGCAACATGGCCTCATTCCTCTAATGGAGGTAAATCGAAGCGAGAATCACTACCGCTGCACCTGCAGCAGCCTCTAGCGCGTTGCCAAGCAAGCGACCAGTATCACCAGCTGCCAAGTCGGTTGTGACCGTACCAGTCTTTACTCGACCAGCGGTTGTAGTTCCTGGTGTAATTATGTCACCTGCTGTGATAGCAGCGTCAGAGACAACCCAATACTTGCCTACTTTGAGTACCAGCACGCGCTCGCTCGTTGCCGCTGCCTGAATCCCAACATCTAGCTTGCGGTCAACAGCTTTCATGTAGGTCTTTGTACCACCTACCACGATACCAGCGATTTTGCCTAGAACTGTTGCAGCAACGGCGGATTTGTTCACCGTCTGTGCTGCTGAGACGTAAACGGCATCACCAACGTTCAGTGCAGCCCCAGCAGCAAACTCCTCGATGTAGCCACCAGGGTTATCGCCAACATCGTCGGAGCCACATCTAATGAACTGGAAGCGTGAGGCTTCTGCTGTGTTGCCGGCCATTGTCTAATCCTCCTTTGAGTTAGCGTCAGGTCGGATTAGCACCGGCCCACCCCTTCCAGTCCACGAACCAAATCATGAACCGGGTGGTCGTCTTGTATTTCGCCGCGTCTGTGTCAAAGTCGAATGTGTCATCGAACTCTACCGGACGACGAGTACGGAACTCAGCGTCGTTCCAGCGCGAGTCAACGAAGAAGTACGACTTTGCAGAGACTTTATAGTGCGAAATAACAATCTTCGGCCGGGGCATACGCTTCTTGATTGCGTTGTCCTGATTGTCGGCCGTGAACGGCTCCTTATCGGAACCGAAAATTTGCAGCGCACGGTTAACATCACCAGCGCTGTTACCAATGATTACTGTGTCCGGCCACATCTTAACCGGGTCGCCAGACTCGTCCTTGAGCGTCTGGAACAAGTCCATAAGCGCCGTAACACCCGTGACTGACAATCCCACGGGGGTCGTTGGCGTGTTGGCGACAGTCAGCGCAGAGTTAATCAGAGTGTGCGCTGTGTGACACAGAGCTAGCGAATCGATCCCCTTAAATGTGCTGCCCGCAAACGCATCGTCAAGGAGCGCCGCAGCACGGTACTCATAAGTCAAGCGAGCAGCGCGAGCAAGCCACTTCGCTGCATCGTTCGCCTTAGAGTACTGATCGTCCTCAACGGCCTTTCTCGAGATTGCAAAGCCAAGCGCGAATTCCTTGTCCACCCCCATCACCTTCGGACCAATCTTGGGGTCTTCGTAGGTGACTGGCTCCAAGTCGCCGCGCTCATAGAGCCTGTTAGGCCCTGCGATAATGGTAGCCGACATCTCTGGCAAGTCCATGCTGCCAGTCTTTAGGAACTGGTCATACTCAGTCTCGAAATCCTGGTATGTGTCCCTAAAGTCGTTTCTCAGTCCAGGGCGGAACAGGACGTTAAAGGCGCCCTGAGCAAGCATTAGAAAACCTCCGTGAAATGTGATTACGGCTGAGCTAGTTGCGCTGCCAGCCACTTGAAGAAGAAAATGTTGTTGTCTACATCAATGTCGATAATCATCAATCGAGTGTTTACAGTCTCGGCGA